CTACCCGACCAAGAGGGATGGCGGTGCGTCTTGGCACGGCATCTGGATGGACACCAACCCGATGGACGATGACCACTGGTATTACCGCATGGCCGAGAAGGAGCGCATGACGGGTGCCTATGCCTGGAAGTTCTTTAAGCAGGCAGGTGGGATGCTTGAGGTTGACCCTGCCCAGCTGCCCGAGAACCCAGAGGCGAACGATCACATCTTTGCTGCTGGCAAGTGGTGGAAGTTAAACCCTGTGGCCGAGAACCTGGGCAACCTGCCAGCAGGCTACTACCAGCAGATGTTGCTGGGCAAGAACCTCGACTGGATACGCTGCTATGCAGGCGGTACCTACACCTATGTGCAAGAGGGTAGGCCCGTCTGGCCAGAGTATGACGACTCAATGATGTCGGGTGAGGTTGAGTTTGACCCCAGCCTACCACTACAGGTAGGGGTGGACTTTGGTTTGACCCCGGCAGCCATCATTGGCCAACGCAGGCCTAACGGCCAGTGGCAGGTGCTGCATGAGATTGTGACTTTCGATATGGGCCTGGAGAGGTTTGGCCAACAGCTCTTAGCGGAACTAAACACCCGCTACCCAAAAGCCCAAATACTGGTCTGGGGTGACCCGGCCGGTATGGCCAGAGATGCAATTTATGAGGTGACTGCGTTCGATCACCTCAGAACCTTGGGCCTGCGAGCGCAACCTACACACAGCAATGACTTTAAGGTCAGGCGGGAAGCTGCTGCCATGCCTATGCAAAGACTTATTGCTAGCAAGCCTGGACTCATTGTGAATAGAGAATGCAAGCTGCTGCGTAAATCACTTGCCGGCGGTTACCATTTTAAGCGCATTGCCGTGGGGGCAGGGCATGAAAGATTTAGAGATGCACCCAACAAGAATGAACACTCTCACTGTTTTGTCGCTGGAACGCTTGTTAGCACTCCATTGGGCCAGCAACCCATTGAATCAATCGAGGTCGGAGATTATGTCAATACACCCGCTAGATCACGACTGGTCACGGCCACCATGTCTAGGCAAACGAATGAACTAATAGAGCTGACCTTCAACAATGGTGCTGTCTTAGTCTGCACAAAAGATCACCCATTTATAACCAATGATGGTGTATGTCTTGCAGATGCGTTAAACTACTCTCACTTATTCTTTAGTGAGGAAACATCATGCAAGCCAAGCACCCGGTACAGCAATTTAATGGAGTTCGGTTTTATCGCAAACCCAATGGGTACTACAAAGCGGATTGGAAAAAACATCGTGGCATTTATATGCACCGATTTGTTTGGGAAAGCATTAAAGGCCCGATCCAGCCTGGCTTCCATATCCACCACAAAGACGGAAACCGAAGCAACAACGCCATTGAGAACTTGGAGCTTATCAGTCATTCAGAACACTCTCGACTGCATTATGCCGAGAGAAAAGAAACTGATCCCAATTGGTGGCTTAATGGTGCAGAACAACGGCAGGCCTGTGCAAGACAATGGCATCAATCCACTGAAGGCCGGGCCTGGCACAGCAAGCACGGCAAAGAGAGCTGGAGGGATCGAGAGATACTCTCAAGGAACTGCGACCATTGCGGTGCTGAATACCAATACTTGGCTGGATCGCTTAAAAACGGCATTGGGTTTTGCGGCAAAAACTGTGTGTCGGCTGCCAGGCGCAAGGCCGGGGTCGATAACATCCAAAGGTCGTGCGTTATTTGCGGATCAATCTTCTCTGTCAACCGATACCGCAAAACAAAAACCTGTAGTGCGACTTGCAAGAAAAAGGTACTTTCAGAGTCACGCAAGAGTCTACGACCTCACGGTGGATGACCAGCACCAGTTCTACGCCAACGGGATTCTTGTCCACAATTGCGGAGATGCCTTTGGATATCTCCTTCTTGGTGGCGGGGAGCATCGCAGACTGACCAAGACCCCACTGGGTGCTGGTGGGCAAGCTATAGTGCAGTCTACGGCCAGTACCGACTTTGATGTATTTGGCTAATTAATAGATATCTGTCGATTGCTTTTCTCTATTTAGAGGGTAAAATTGGTGCTTATTTCCTAAAGGAGATTAGCTATGCCGTGGTTAGCTATTGCATTCTTAGGTGGGTCTGCCTATCAGGCCAGTGAAGCACGAAAGTCTGCGAGGGCTGCTAGGCAACAGGCCCAGGCGCAATCGGCCCAGACTTTTCAAGTCCAACAACAGCAGATCGCAACGCAGCGTCAGCAGGCAGGTATTGCCCGTGAGCGATTGGACTATGAGATGTCCAAGTCGCGTGAGGATCGGGCAAGGCTTGACTCTGAGGCCAAGAAGATTTCTGATGAGCTGGAAGCAGAGCAGCGCAAAATGGCCAAGGCAGAATCTTCTCGGATGTCTGCTGCGCGGAGGGGTGGTCGCCGTGCTTTGCTTTCCCAAGAGCGTCTTAATCCAGAGTTGGGCCTGACCTCTTACGAGGACATTTTAGGAACGGGCGTTAATATCTAATGGCCAGGCGGGAAGCCAAACTTCCTCAGAGTGTGCAGCTGCTACAGCGGCGGTTTAATGACGCACAGACGCAGTTCAATCAGCAGTTCCAGCAGCGAATGTCGGAATACACTGGCGAGGTTGGTGCCTTTGAGAAAAGGATTGCCGACTACGAGCAGCAGGCACAGGCTTACCTGGATGACTTTGATCAGTACAACAAGTACGTCAATAGTTTTTTCCTCAAGCCAACAACTAACACCCCAGAGACATTTGTGCAGCGTGGCGGGCAATTCTACTGGGCTGAAGATATTGCGCCCGGCATGGACTTAAGGGCGGTTAGCAACCTTGGTTCACTAGCCGGTGGTGACTTTCAGTTTGTGCAAACTGGGGCAAGAAAGCATCAATATTCTTACCAAGAGCAAGTTTGGGTGCCATCCAGTCGCCTAGAGATGCGACCGTACCAGGCCCAAGAATACCAGATGCGTACCACCTATGAGATGGTCTATGTGCCACCAAGCTTTGGAAGTAGTTTTGCGACCGGCAATTTTGCGACCGGCAACTTCCAGTCTGCTACTGGCTATTATGATTTCCGGCCCGTTACCCGAAACCAATTGGTGACAGTTACCCGGTATCGCATGGAAAACATTGACACCAGCTCATACCAGACGCGCACGGCATTTGCTAATGAAGACTTGCCTGTTGGTTATTTGAAGACTCGCACCCCAGAGGGCGAGTTTACGACTATGCGCCCAGAGCAGTTTGCCATTCGGTCTGAGCCTGCACAGTTCTCGGTGCCACCACCCGAGGCTCCAGAGGGCTTAGACATTGCAGATATTAAAGGTCAGCTTGAGGAAGAGGTTACCTATTTACGGCGAGAGACTGGCGAGATGAGTGCAGCAGCACGGCAAGCCAGGATGCGTCAACGAGTTCGACCATTGTTAGCTCAAACAGGAGAAACGTGATGATGAACCCCGCAATGCAAAAGAAAGTCAAGAAGGTTATGAAAGAGTACAAGTCTGGCAAGCTGAAGTCTGGCTCAGGCCAAAAGGTTAAGAGCCAGAAGCAGGCCGTGGCCATTGCTATGTCTACTGGTAAGAACACAGGTGGCTACAAATGAAAAAGCCTGGTTCTCCTGGTTTGTATGATGCAATCCACGCCAAGCGCAAGCGCATCGCAGAGGGTTCCAAGGAGAAGATGCGTAAGCCTGGCACTGAGGGTGCGCCAACTGCCGATGCGTTTAAGAAGGCAGCCAAGACAGCAATGCGGAACAAGAAGTGACCATTACCGTCCACCGAGAGTCCACCACCACGGCCAGCCGCAATGTCTCGCCTACATTTGTAGCGGACAATGGCAGCCAGTCACTGATCGGTGTTAATGACCCCTTGCCTCAAATTGAATACACCTCGCAGAAGCTGCGTGATGGCAAGGTCTACGCCATTGGTGTGGTGAAGGATTTTGATGATCTACTGGCAGAAGATGCCTCGATTGACATTGGCATTGCTTGGAGCGCAGGCGTTACCCCGACTGTTTCGTTTTTTGGTTTGTGTGCTGGTGATGCTGTTGGCTTTTTGTACGAGTCTGCCAGTCTAAGTGGTGGCACGGCGGCAACGGCAGTCAAGTTAAATCGCAATTCCACAATTGCTAGCCAGTCGGCCATCACCATTGGCCCCACTGTGAGCAATGTAGGCACCTTAGTGCTAGAGCAGATCCTGATTGGTGGCACGGGCAAGAAGGCCGGTGGTGGTGAGGTAGGGTCAAGCAACCTAATCCTAAAGCCACTGACTTCTTATTTAATCCGATTGACCAATGTAAATAGCACAGCGCACGCTGCTGAGTTGATTGTGGAGTGGTCAGAGTGAGTGAGCCTATTAAAGATCCAAAGGGTGGCTTAACTGCTGCTGGCCGAGCGCACTTTAAGCGCAAGGAGGGGGCTGACCTTAAGCCTGGCGTGAAAGGTGCAGCCGATACTCCAGAGAAAATGAAAAGGAAAGGATCTTTCCTTACCCGGTTTTACACCAACCCCAGCGGGCCTCTTACTAAAGATGATGGTGAGCCTACCCGCCTCGCACTGGCAGCCCGAGCTTGGGGGGAGTCTGCTCCCACTGACCGATCTGCTGCCGCAAGACTGGCCGCTAAGGGCCGCAACCTGTTGAAACGCTACGAGGCGAGTAAGAAAAATGGATGACATCTACAGCAAGAACACCAAGTACATGGGCAAGAAAATGCCTGTTGAAGAGATTGTTCGCAGGGCAGAAGTAGCCCAGCGGCGCAAAGATCTCTTTGAAGACCTTTACCGGGATGCCTACGAGTTTGCCCTGCCCCAGCGTCAACTTTATGGCTATTGGGAGGGCAACAGCCAGGGCAACAAGAAGATGACCAGGGTCTTTGACTCCACGGCCATTACCTCAACTCAAAGGTTTGCTAACCGTTTGCAGTCGGGCATCTTCCCGCCACAGCGTAAGTGGTGCCGCCTTGAGCCTGGCACTGACATCCCTGCCGACCGTACTGCCCAAGCGCAGGCCGTGCTGGATGCTTACAACGACAAGATGTTTGCCGTGCTAAAGCAGTCAAACTTTGACATTGCCATTGGCGAGTTCTTGCTTGACCTGGCAGTAGGCACCGCTGGAATGCTTGTGCAGCCAGGCGATGATGTGCAGACAATTAACTTTATACCTGTGCCCATGTTCTTGATTGCCTATGAAGAGGGTGCCAATGGCCAGGTCGATAAAATCTTTCGGCGCATGAGGATGAAGGGCGAGGCTATTACCCAGCAATGGCGTGATGCTGAGATCCCTGTGGATGTGGCGCAACGCATTGAGCAGAAACCTACTGACGAGGTGGAGCTGCTTGAGGCTACCCTTTATGACCCCGAGCGTGGCGACTGGTGCTACCACGTGGTGGACAAGACAACCAAGCAAGAACTTGTCTACCGGCGCACCAATACAAATCCATGGGTGATTGCCCGGTACATGAAAGTGGCCGGGGAGATCTATGGCCGTGGCCCACTACTGACTGCCCTGCCTGACATTAAGACTCTAAACAAAACCCTTGAGCTGCTGCTTAAGAATGCATCTCTGGCTGTAGCCGGTGTGTATACAGCCGCTGATGATGGTGTCCTGAATCCGCAGACAGTCAAGCTTCTGCCGGGTGCAATCATTGCGGTGGCCAGGAACGGTGGCCCACAGGGCGAAAGCCTTAAGCCATTGCCAAGGTCAGGCGATTTCAATGTAAGCCAGATTGTAATTAATGATCTGCGCCAGAACATTAAGCGGGTCTTACTTGATGAGTCTTTGCCGCCTGACAACATGAGTGCCAGGTCTGCCACCGAGGTGGTCGAGCGCATGAAAGAGCTGGCCCAGAACCTTGGCTCTGCCTTTGGCCGTTTGATT